AGTTGAACCAAAAGAGGAAAAAGAAGAACCAAAAGAGGTTGAGGAAGTAAAAGAAGACGCTGTTTTAGCTTTGCTAAAAAAGATTGACGAAAGAATTACTAAACTTGAATCATCTGATGCTGACGAACCAAAAGAGGAAAAAGAGGAACCTAAGGAAGAAGCAAGTGACGAAGACGAAGACGAAGAAGACGAGGTTGAAGAAAAAGGAGATTATACCTTTAATCAAGGATATAACTCAATCGGAATTCAAAGAAAGTCGTATATATATAACTAATGGTAACCACAATGGTTTTAACAAACCCACTAGGCGCACAAGTTGTATTAGACGGAGCTAATCCAAGAACTTTTTCAGCAAAAGCATTAGAAGTAATTTCAGGCGGACAATTTGTACAAATATCGGGAACATCTGATATGGTTGGTTCATCTGTAGCAAGTTTTGCAGACGGTGATTTAACAGTAATTGGAGCAATAGATGAAGCACTTTGTAATGGTATGGCAATAAATAACGCAGGTTCAGACGAACTTGTAACTGTAGCAACTAGAGGAGCATATTTATGTTCAGTTGGAGCAATAGTTTCAGGCGGAGCACAGGTCTATCAAAATGGATCAGGAGCAGTAGCAAATATTCTAAATACAGGTTCTATAGCAACAACAACCATGGGAGCAACACCAATAGGAAGAGCAGTTAGTACAAGTGCATCTGGTACAGATTATTATGCTCTTATTAGTCTAAACATTTAAATGGCAATGACAAAATTAAACGAGTACATAAGTAGAGCAGACGGAACAGCAGGACAATCGCTAATCCCACAATTGATTTTACCAAGAGTAGTTGAAGAAGTAGAAAAGAATTTAATTCCTAGAGAGATGGCAGCATTTGTAATTGGACCATCTGAGTTTAAAGGCAGTACAATGTATATGGACTTAGAGACACCAAACACATTAGATGTCAGACAAGTAAGTGAAGGAGCAGAGGTTCCATTAGATAATATTTCATTCGATAGTGTTAGTTTTACTCCAGTTAAATATGGAGTAGCAATTAGAATCACTAGAGAGATGATGGAGGATTCACAAGTTGAATTACTTAAAAGAAATATTGCAACAGCTGGAAAGCGATTTGCAGATAATGAAACTAACTTAATTTTAGCACAATTGGATAATGCAAACGCAACCACAGCAGGTGGAGCAGCAGTAACAATCGCTAATATCGCTGAATCTATTTACGATGTTCGTTCTAATGACTATAATCCAACAGATTATTTATTAGGAGAAGAACAATATAGTGACTTAATGAATATTGATACATTTGTAGAAGCAGATAAAGCAGGTAATACTACATTAATGGGTACTGGAAGAGTTGGTACTATTTTTGGATTAAATGTAACATCATTTAGTGCAAACGCAGGAGCAAACGCAGTAGCTACAAGTGGATATATTTTCGATAGGAGACAAGCTTATGCAATCGCAATAGCAAGAGACGTTACAATGGAAAGTTTAACTTTACCTACATACGATATGGACGGTGCAGTTTTAACACAAAGGATTGACGTACAATACTTGAGAACAAAATCAATCTCTAAGATTACAACTAGTTAAATCAACTAATTAATAAAATTTTTAATTAATGGGCATTAATTTTAAGCCCAGTCGAAAGACATGATAGTAGTATCAAACACAAGGAGGATAAAAAGAAATGGCAACACAAGCAGGTAGTCTATTAGGGACTATCGACGGAATGGGAAAGGGTGCAGGAACATCAGGCCTAGCAGTAGCTGGAATTATGTTACATAGAGGTAGTCCAAACAATATTTTAACTGGAAACGTAGGTAGTGATTTAGTATTAGACATTGAGGGTCCAGACTTTTATATGTGCGCAGCACAGGGGGGATCTGAATGGAACAGATTAATATCAGGAACTTAAAATGGCAGCTGATTTAAGATTAATGACATTCACAAGCGGAACGGTAACTGGAGATTTTACAGGAGATCATGCAGCATCATATTCAATTTTATGTGGTATAAGCGGAGCAAACGCAGTACCCATTAGAGTATTAAATGATGGAACGTTAATAACATCAGGAGCATAAAATAGCATTAGATACAATAGGATCAATAGCTAATTTTATTCAAACTAGTTTTAACAATGTACCAACAGGTTTATCTGGAGCTAATTTAGTTGCAGTTATAGACATGAACAGACAACATGTCGCTAATTATACTGGCGAGAACATAGGTTCAAATAGTATAGACGCAGAATTTCAATCACCAATAGTAAATCTTTCTAAGGCCGACGTAATAGATTTCGTTCAGGCTCAGGCAGGTGGAGAAAAATTATCATTAGACGAATTAAGTGTCAGCGAGATCGGTGAAGGTCAAAGTTCAAATTTTTGGAGAAAATTGGCAGACAGTCAACTTAACCAAATCGGACATAGTACACAATTTGTCAAAGTAATCAGTTAGGCTGAAAGGAGGTAAACATGAAAGAAAATTTAGGAATAAAAGGAAAAGTAGAATACGAACTTAGAGATTCTAGTGGAAATTTAAAAGATTCTGGAGTTATTCCAAACACAATTACAGAATTATTCGATGCACACATAGCAGACCAATTATCTGACCAAACCGAAGCAGCCATAGGATATATGGCTCTAGGTAGTGGAGTAGGTCAAACTGCCGCATCTACAGATTTATCTAATTATTTAGCAAGTAGTATGATAGCTCTAAGTGGAACAGTTCAAGGAAGTGCAGCAGCAGATAATGATGTAGTTTATTCAGCATATTGGGGAGCAGGAGTTGTAACCGACTCAATTACCGAAGCAGGAATATTTAGAACCTCAGGAACAACTAGAGATACACTTATGACATATAACAGTGGATTAAGTATATCTAAAGGTGCGTCTGATACATTGAAAATAGATTGGACAGTAACGCTAGGTGCTAGTTAATGATTAAATTCTTAGGAGGTAAAAATGGTATTTACAGAAGAAGAAGAAAGTATAGTTAGACTTCTAATTGATGAATTAAGAACCCGTAAAAAGTTAGACGAAGTTAGAAAAGATAAAGACACAGAATTAAGAAAAGCAATGGCTCCAATTAAAGTTAAAATAGACAATACATATAAAGTAGAGTATGATTCATTATCAGCTAATTATGTTTTAGCAGAAAAAGCAATTGAAAATATGTTTATAGAACAAATTATAGCGGAGAAAGTTTAATGGCATTAGTTAAAGGAACTAATTGTGGGTTTGTAACATCTGCACCCACAAGTGACCCAAACGGAACAATTAGCAATGGTGAGGGACAAGCAATTGCTAATAAAGATACTTCACCAGCGACAGCAGCAAAAATTACAGAAATTGGCTGGTGGTTAGATAATAATTTAGTTGGTACTAACTATGATGTTGGAATTTATAGTTGGGATACAGATAATGATAAACCAGATGAATTAATTGGAGTTATAAGAAACCAATCAGTATCTGGTCCTGGCTGGGAAGTTGTAGAAGTTGATATTGATATTGAAGCGAGTACTCCTTATGGAATTGCTATTCAAATAGATACATCTGGAATAGGGGATGTTGATGTAAATTATTCATACTTATCTGGCGAAGTAAGACATATTAAAACATCACAAACAGCATTAACAGACCCTTGGGGAACAACATCTACAACATCTACAGCTTGGAGAGCAATTTATGCGGTTTGGGAAGTAGCATCAGCAACAAATATAGACGAATCTGATGAAGTAACTCTTTCAGATAATTTAACAATAGATAAAGTAGGTACTGATTATACATCAAACCTAAATGAAACATTTAGTCTATCTGATAATTTAGGTGGTAAATCTAATTATAATAGGACTCTTTCTGAAAATGTAACGTCTAATGATAATATTTGTAGACAATCCATTAATTGTAGACAATGTTGTTGATTCAGTTGGATTTAATAAAGTACTTTCAGATACACAACCAATAAACGATTCATTAATTTCCTCTCAAGAATTTACTGAAAATATTTCAGACACAATAACAGTGCAAGACAATGTAGTAGAAATAAAACAAATTATTCTAAATATTTTAGATTCAATTTCAATATCTGATAGTATAAACACTGGTGGTGGTTCTAATATATCAATTGAATTATCAGACACACTAAATTATTCTGATACTTTAAATACAATAAGAAATGTATTGTTAGCATTATCTGATATACAATTACTTTCAGACGCACCTAAACCACAATCAGAAATAATAAGACAACTTTTAGATAGTCAAACTATTCAAGATAATCTAAATAAATCATCAGAGTTTTTAAGATTAATAACAGACGTACAATCAATAGTAGATAACTTATCTCGAGGTGGAGATGTTTCACTTACACTATCTGACGGTGTTACAATTAGTGACAATTTAAATACAATCTCAGCATTAATAAATATTTTATCAAAGTTATTTATATTAGGTAAAACTCAAGACATCAAATTAGTAAGAGATACAAGTAGCTTAAAACTAAACACGGAAGAAGTCAAAAATTTAATTACAGATAAATTAATTAAATTGAAAAAGGGAGGTAATTTAAAAATTTAAAATGGCGGTATTTCAAATAAAAAAAGATAGTACAAATCCAAGTTTAGCTGTTCAATTTACAGATTCAACTGGTAGTGCAATAGATTTATCTAATGGTTCAAATATTTACTTTAGAATGAGTACAAATGATAATCTATTTACACCAGTGTTATCAGGATTAGCAACAGTAACAGGTAGTACAACTGGAGAAGTAGAATATAGATGGTCAACGGCAGACACAAATCGTTCTGGCTTGTTTTTGGGAGAATTTAGAACAACATTTAGTGATTCTAGTATTTTAACATTACCAAGTGATAACTCGCTTGTAATTAAAATAAATAAGGATTACGATGGGTCTTAATGATAAACTTATAAAAGCACTAAACAGAACAATCGAACTAGCTGGAACTCCAATTAGGGTAAGATATTATACACCAATTTATGACGATGTATATGACGAAGCAACCCAAATAATTAAATCTGGAGCAGACTTATGGACAAGCGGAGTAGTATTTTCACTTAATTCTAAAGAAGGTTCGTCTGATTCAGAATTAGTACAACAAGGAAAATTAGTTAGTAGTGATAAAAAGATATATTTAAACGGTAGTCTAATCTTAAATGGCAGCTTAAATATGGTAGACATTCAAATAGGCAGTCCAGGTGATTTATATACAACAATAGAAGCAGGCGGAAATGTAAAGGAAGTTGAAGGTTTACCAGTATACAAAAAACAATTCGTTAGGAGACTAACTGGAGACTTAATATGAAACCAATTTCAATAAATATTGAAGGTTTACCTAAAGCTAAAAAGTATATATCTAGTAAGAACTCTAAAGTTAAGTCTCAATTAAAATACGCAATGACAAAAGCAGGATTATTCTTACAAGGTGAAGTTAAATTATCTATTGCCGGTAAAAAAGCAGAATATCAAAGTGTAGATACTGGCAGATTCTTAAATTCAGTAGACATGAAATCGTCATCTGATAATGCGATAGTTTATTCTAATGTACCATACGCAGGACATTTAGAGTACGGTACAAACTTTAAAAATTCTCCACGTAAGCATTTTCGTAATAGTGCAGCAAGGTCTAAACCAGCAGTAGTAAGTATTTTACAAAAAGAAATTAATAAAATTTAATCTTTATAAATGTTTGTAATATATATATTATTATTATCAATTTATATAAGCAAACTAAAGTATCTACTTATGATTACAAGCGAGTAGTCAAAATCCAAAGCGATGGCAGAACGAAAAACAATCATAAAAGATTTATTATCATTTCTAAAAAATGAACTTAGTACCAACATAACTGACCCAATTAGTGCCAACCGTGGAACAAGTTCAAAATTCATTATGACATCTTATCCAGAACGAGAAGTTAAATATCCATTAATTACACTCGAAGTAAATAATATAGAAGAAACACGTGCAGGTATGCAAACAACCGCAATGGATGTTTCTTTGTCAGTAGAACTAAGAATATGGTGCAAGTCAGTAACTCAATCAGATAAATTAACAGAAAAGGTACTAGACAGGTTAGCAGATATTCAATTTAGTGCTGATAGTGGAAGCATAGACAATGACTTTCATGATTTTAATATTGGCAGTGTATTACGAGTAGATGAACCAGGAAAAGGAGCAATAAAATCAAGAATCATACAATTAAGTTATCGATTCTTCAATTTATAATTAAATAACATGGAGGTAAAAAAATAGCACGATATATTTCAGATACAAACAAAGTAGTATTATTACATGAAAGTGGAACTTATGGACAAGTAAGTGGAACTGGCATTTGGCCAGGACAAGTTACAGATTTGTCTATTGATGATAGTGAAAATAAACTAGTAAATAGATACCTAGGTACAAATAGTCGAAACTTCGGCGAAATAAACCAAGGTCCAAATGACATTACAGGCACATTAACAATTCACCCACAAGATATGAGATTCCTTTTTTGGGCAATCGGTAGTGGAGCAGACGGAAGCGCAGGTTCAGCAGTAAGTCATTTAGCAGTAGAAGACAGTACATCAAGTTGGCAAAGTCCGTTCACAAGCGGTACAGACCGACTACAGGCACCAATAAGCTTTACACTAGAAGATTCCAAGCAAAGTCCAGGAACTGGAAATAACTTTATTCGAACAGTAAACGGATGTGTAGTAAATAGTGTAACACTAAATGCAACACAAGGTGAAAAAGTAAGTTTAGACGTAGATTGGATTGGACAGAATTTAACTCATAGCTCTGGAGCAACAACAAGCATCACAGAAGAATTAAATAGACCATATTTATGGAGTGATTGTAGTTTGACTGTTTCAGGTAATACATTACAAACAGCAAAAGACATTAGTTTCGAAGTTAATAACAATGTAGAAGCACCACACTATTTAAACGGAAGTAGACTCATAGCAGCACCATTTCCAGGAAATAAAGATTATACATTATCAGTTACGGCAGACTTAAGCGCACCACTAGCAGATGTATTATATACAGACTTATTTAAAGGAAACGGAACATTTAACACGACATTAGATTTAGACGCAGATGTTACAGCAGGTTCACAACATACAATAATCGCAATGAGTGGTTGTAAGATTATGAGTATGGATGTACCTTCTACAACAGAAGGTGTCAGCGAATTTACTATGGAAATCAAACCAGAAAGTGTAATAGGTTCAGCATTCGATAGACAAGTTTACAAAGCATTTTAATTTTATATTAGTGGGGTCTTATACCCACAGCCGTAAGGCAAACTAAATGGAGGAAACATATGGAAAAAGAAATTAACGGAAAAAAGTATGAAATTAAACCAATTACATACATGCAAGCATTGGAAGTAGAGGAATTAAAAGCTGTAGGTGTAAAAGAATCTGCAAAGAAGTTTTTACAATTTGCAACTGGACTTACTGACGAAGAAATTGAAGGTTTAAGTTTAAAAGATGGCTTAGCAATACAGCAAGCAGTAAACAAAATCAACTTGGATTTTCAGGAACCAGCAAAGGATTAACTAGACGTAAATCTGAAATAGGTTTATGTAAATTCTATGGCTGGTCACTTAGGGATCTAAGAGAACTTGATATAATTGATTACAAT